AGCGAATTTGTACACTGTCCCATTCCACCAAGCGATTCTGTATTTGTAATTCGATGCATGTGCATTGCTCTTTGGAAAGTCGCTTATGTCAGTCAAAAACAGTGTACTGGAAAGATACGCCTGATTGTTGGTGGAACGAGCACGTTTATTTTTGATGCGCTTGAGGTGTGGATTTGCACGAGGACCTGCACGGAACTCGACGGCACTGACATATTGTTTCATACCATAGTCTACGTTACCCCCCTGTGTCATGACGTTCGCACGGTCAAAATAGTAAGGTCGCCGAGATTCAAACCCTGCACTATCTACCAACGGGTTGTCAGCAATCGAAGGATAATTCATATCTTGGAAGCCTGATGCGGGAATGATTGAAACACCGACTGACAGTTCTTGCAAGAAATTCTTGCTGAACGCCCAGTTGTCGTCAGCCGTCGTGCTACCCGCTACTTCAAGATAGCCACTTGTGTTACGGACGTCGTACAGCACCCATTCACCTGATGGTAGAAACGCCCGACGGAAACGGAGTGCACCATCAATCGATGCTACGGTAACAGGTGCAGCCGTAGCAATCGGGAAAACTCTGTAATCTTGAACATAAATGCGTCGGTTGGTCGAGTCATATGGCTGGCTAATCACGGTACCTCGGCGATGTGTATTTGTTTTGATGGACGTAGAAAATGCGCTGTTGACCGTTGGGTCTTCGGGGGCAACAGATGGTGCACGTCGCCCAACAGGATTAGGCGCCCATGTTGGCGCAGCATACGTCGGGTCAAGATGTAACTTCATGCTGTTATCAGGTCCGGGGAAGATGCCTTCGTCTTCGTTTTCAAAGAAGAAGTCGTCGAAGAGAGGTATCTCGACCATTGCACGCGTACTTGCGTATTGCGTGCCAAGTTGATAGTCGTGCTGTACTGTATCAAGCGTTTGAAACAATCGGTCGTTGATGGTTGTACCGTCGTTGCACATTGAACCTTCATCAAACTGGTCGTCGACCACGATGATTGAGCCTACTGTCAGGCCAGTTGCGGTTAGCCAAGCGCTGAGAGAATCGCTTTCAGACCCATCAGTAAGTACAAACTTACCACTGCCAGTATGACCCGTTCCCGAAGAGAACGTGAATTGCGTTCCGTCTTTACTGGTGTATTCGGCTGAGGCATACTTCGTCGCACTATCACCCGACTCCACAGGCACTCCAAAGTATATTCGACCGACCTTTGGAAAACAATATGTTCCCCATGAAGCAAGTGCTGCCGATTTGTTGTTAAGAGGCACAACTGTAACCTTCGTACTGGTTGTTGCCGACACTCGCGTCGAACAATCCCTACGTGTCGACCAACCGAGTCGAGCCGTCGGAGACGGGCTGTATGTTGGCTTTGTATTGATAGCACCCTGTCCTACGCCTCCAAGCGTCACTGTAACAACAGGTGAACCCGGTAGAGTCTCTTTGACAACAAATGAGTCAGGTGCGCCGTCACCTTTGACGCTGATTGAGTTAGCAGCCAAGTCAGCCCCAAGCCCGTGTGCTCGGAGAATAGACGTACCTGCGTCACCGTCAGACATTGTGAGCGCACGTCCTCGTCCCATGAGATAATGAATCTCAAACTGGTTGGCTCTTACGCTTGTCCCTTGTTCGTTTGTGAACAATTTTGACAGTTGTGTGAAACGATTGCGGTCAGAAGGCTGTACAACAAATTCGGTGTATATACCGTCAGTTGTGTGCGAAACGATGTCAAATACTTCGTGCACTGCGCTGCTTTGAGCAGTTGTCCCGACGGCTCGACCCATCGGTTGATAAAACAGTTCCTCGTTGTCAACGACCGCTTGTGTGCTACCTGATGCTAATGTAATTGAGGTACTGGTTGAACTGCCTACCGTGCCAAGTTGAACACCGTTAAGGCTAAACAAACGTGTCCCTGCGCCGAAGAAATTGGTAGCGTTGACACCATCGACAGTAATCGTGGTCGTCCCTGCTGCGTGACCGCCGTTGTTATTGACAAATACACCTGTGCTTTTACGAACAGCACCTTGCTTACCTTGTACAAGATAGCCGTCCGAGTCGACATCGAACTTGTCGTTGCCATTGCTTGACGGTATGATGATAATTCGATTGAATACTGAATCACGTGCGCTGTTGCTTGCACGAGGAGAAAGTATACGACGTGGGTTTAGTTGCGGCGAATCGGAACTGTGAACCGGAAGATAGTTGTCGGGACACATTGTAAAGTCAAGGGCACGCTCAGTCTGATGCCCTTCTTCATCATCGCCGTTCAACTCACCTTCTTTGTAAAGCATTTGACTCGTGGTCACACAACGCAGTACCCCACCTGCTGCATGCACAACAGCGTTGCCTGCTTTTATGTCCGTGTGAATCAAATCGATGATACGTGTTCCCGAAGTGACTTCTTCGCCCACATCAGGGTACGTGCTCTCAACGAGGAGCGCCCCATGGCTGAGATACGAATTGACAATTGCGTTTGTAACTGCCGCTGATTGAAATGCGCCTGTCGTGGCTGATGAAAACGTGAGTGTGTTTGCTGAGTGGCTAATTGTTGCAGTAATTGAACTTGCACCTGCTACTACACCTCCTATGCTAATGAGGTCCGCAGTGATTGTACCAGTATCTGCGCCGAACTGTTTGACAGAAGTAAATGTTAGGACGGTGCCTCCACTGCCTATACCCGTTGTCAACCGTGCAGTAGCGGCATGTTTGATGCCACGCCCAGTAATGTCGACAGCGTTGTATTTGATTTGAACAAGCGCAGGGCGACCATGTTGCAACAACGAAGGTATTTCCAACACGGCAGTTCGGCTTTCAGAAGATGGTGTCATGTGACGGATGTGCTCGTCGTTGTCTGTAGTGAAAGAAGTAAGAGAAGTCGATGTGGCTGAACGAAGTAAGAAGTTTCTTACATCTTCGACACCCAACGCTAAAAGGTCACGGCTACTGTCTGTGATACCTGCCATGCCGTTTTCGATAACTTGCTTGACTTCTGTTGTGAATGACGTAGATGCGACTGTAAATGGTCCTGTAACATCGTAGAATGAGACTACTGAGTTAGCAGGCGCAGCATCACGTACGTTTGCATACTGTGGAGCAAATGTAGCAGTCATAACTGACGCTGAGCCGTCAATGTTTTGCTCAACTTCTGAATCGATTGGGCGTGGTAGCATGCCAATGTACGGATGGCTTTTGACATGATTGAGTATGTGTCGGCCCGTGTGACCCGCCGTAAATGCAGTACCCATGTTCGTAGTCGCTGAGTATTTCATGTACGGGTCATCAGCGATTGCCATTCGTGTCGAAAACACAATACCGTGGTTTTCAAAATTGCTTTCGTCAATGACAACTTGCCCTTGCCTGTTTGAAAATTGTGTACCTGTACCTACACCTTGGTTTGCAGTACCGCTGTCGACGAGGCAATCACCTATGACAATCACTGCATCGCTTGCACTGTGTGCCATAAGCAACCCACGTCGCCCAGTAGAGGCGTTTGAATCAAAGTCAAGGTGTATGCTTTCGACTGTAATTGTACCAGCACTCGCATCGACGTTTGTTAGTCGTACACGTTCGGGGGCTTCTCTATTCGCAACACCTGTAGTGCGGTTATAGCCGAGTGGGTTAATAAGTAAGTTAAAAGATACTTGTGGAATTGCAATTGTGCTTTCTGAGTTGGCTGCATTTTTTGTCACGGTGTAATTACCTGCCGAATATGCAGTCGAAGTCAAGTCAGTTGATGTAATGCCACTCTTGCCTGTCAATGTATCAATGAGTGACTGGGCTTCTGTTGTTCCAATTGTAATGGTCGAATTAGCCGACGTCGATGCTGAGAGTGATGGTAGTGTAAGGATGGTCGAGATGGGTTCAATCGGCTCCTCAAATCGCCAAAGGCCAAGAGTTGAGTCGGTTGATACTGGGGCATAGGGGTCGACGCTGCTGTCGTGAGCACCGCGTGCCCAGTGAATAGCCTCAATCGTTCCCCGGAACTCACCGCCCTGTCCACCAACAAACACTTGTGTGGGATAAATTACGAGTTCATGGTCAGACGTCAGTATCTTTGTGGCAACAACGTCACCGTTGATTCGCAAAGATAGGTGACGTTTGTTGAACACAACCGACACTTGCAACAACTCTCGGTGTCCATCATGCACAGCAGCGTTGTGAGGCTTGAGTCCGTCGAGTGCGTCGTAAGCATCGTGCGCTACCAAAGCAGCCCGTGGATAGGTGACGCCATCATAATGTGATACTGTTCCATCAGGCTTGGTCACAGCGGTAGCGCTGCTAAGTGTGAAAGTATTTTCGTTCCCTGTGTTTTTGCTTCGCAATTTCACTTGGAAACTCGCAGGTGCACTGCTTGAAGGAGCGCCGACAACAAGTCGCATGACGTGTTCGTATTCCCATACAATACCTCCCGAATCAGGAATAACCCAAGACTCAAACGTAAATGAGTCAAGGACGTTCGGCATCGCCATATCGTTGACGGGTGTGCCTGATTGAAAGTTACCTGACGCTTGTGCAAACTTTTGCATTGGAATGATGACGGCATCTGAAATACCATTAAATCGCATAGCATGTGTGGAATCCGCTGATACAACCAAATCAAACACCTGCCACTTTGTGAACCATAATCAAATCAAGGTCAGCCACGTAGTAATTCTTTCCAGCCTCTTTGCGTAAATGAAACTTTTCAGGTAGAACGTATATGCCGTTGGCTTTTGATTGAGATGAAGCCTCTCCTCTTAGCGCATCACCAACGCCCGTAGCGATGTCCTTGAACCCATCATACAGTGAACCCAAATTCAAAATGTCATCGAATGCAAAATCTAATACTGCATCACCTGCACCAATTAGCGACTCTACCAAATTGAATCCGTCCGATTCAGATGCTTCATCCAGTACGCTCTGTCCATCTTTAGAAGATACAGATGGTGATAGCATTGGCTTCGATGCAGGTGAGGTGTTTGCCTCAGATGACTTGCGTAATGGGGATGTGTTTCGACCATACGTGGTAAAAAAGTTACGAACTTCGGGTGTGACTGCGTCTGATTGAATCAACGAATCGTATGGGATTTGAATGCCTCTCAGCAAATCTTTTGAGTTTTTGGCGTTAGCAAGCAATCCCATCAGCGTCTGTGCTTTGTCGCCTGCACTCATTGTCCTACCTGAAATACCCAGCGAAGGTAAGTTAGGTTGTAAAGTAACAGTATTGGTGAGGAGCGCTCCTCCAAATGTGACTTGAGGAAACGTTACAGTGCCTTGACCCGGACCAAGACTCACTGTTGTCTCTGTAATTTTGTCAGGGGCTTTGTCAACGGTATAGGAGAACTCTCGTGTTGGGTCAACGTATTTTTGTTCTACCAAAAGAACTGCTGAATTCTGTCCTGAAACAGTGACGGTAAATGCATCAATAACACGCTTGCCTCCTACATTGTCAACCCCAGTGCTCAAGTTCGTAATCTGAGTTGTTAATTCTAAGGCTGCCTTTACAGCGAGAGCAATGGTGGCCGCTGAATCTCCGTTATCAGGCGCCGAGTCTATACCGCCCACGGGAACATCAATGATGATTTGACCGTTCTCAAGTAACGTATACCCGCTACGTACACTGGGTGTACCTGAGCCACCTGCAAGATTCGATGTCGTTGTACCATCCATAACGAGTTTGATTTGAGATTGTGTATAATCAGCAGTCGTTCCATAAACCGTGCTTGTACCGAAAATCGTCACTGGTATGAACAGTAACTTGTTTGCAAAAGAAAGCGAATTGACACCTGTCTTATACTTTGCAAAATTCAAGATGTTCACAAGAGGTTGCCCCTCGTCGTTTGGTAATGTTCCAGTATCGTCTTGAAGAATCAATGATAGGTTCATTTGCATGGCCGCCATGTTTGTATCTATACCTATTCGCTGCGAGCCATCAAATGGTATCGGGAAGGCGTGCAACTTGCGGTGAACTGCCATGGTAATCTCATCGGCCTGAACAGGTATAGTGAATTGATTGTCGCCAAACATCAAACGAACTGGTAACGACATCTTTTCACCTCATAGTAGCGAGTCAACAGCAATCAACTTCATTGAGAAGTTGTACAGTCGCTCTTGTGCATCGTGCATGGTAACAAAATCTGTGACCACTGCTTTGATTCCGTTCGTGCGATGCTTGCGTGCACTTGGATTGAAGTCAACGGATGCGTGTATTTTGTTAGCGACGGCAGTCTTTTCGTTCGCTTTTGCATCACCAAAGGTTGTGAAAAAATTGCGTTGAGCAAGACTTTTGTCCAGTGCATGTAAACCTAATGTGACTTTGCTATCGTAGGGTATCTGAATTCCGATAATGTAGTCGCCTGTACCAGTTACTTCCTTAGGTCGGTCTTCCATCCAATTGACAAAGTCAGTACCGAGGTCGAGTGCTTCACCAATTGCTGTTCCATTGTTGTTCTGAATGTAGTTCTGACTGTTAGCAACGATACCGAGAATGTCCTGTACCTTATCGCCTGCGGACTTAACTTTATTCCCCGTCTTGCCACCCGTGAAAGGGTTGATGACAGGGTGAATGTTTGCAGGTATGCGTGCGTATATTTCGCCCCTGCTTTCCATATCAAAGGCAAATTTCTGTGTAATCTTAACAGTGGTGTCGAACCCACTGCCTGCCGTTACGAGTTCAGTGGTGAACGCATCCGATAACTGACCGCTACCCGCAACTAAATCAAAATCTGAAATGACCCCAACAGTTGCAGCCGTGGTGCTTGAAATCGCTTGTGATACGATGTATGCCAAAACCTCAGCAGGCACCGTTGCAGTCCCGACAGAACGAGTTGAGCCATCAGCAAAGTTTGGAGGGCTTTCGTCAAACATATGCTTGACTGGTATAACAATAACAGGTGGATGTTTTGTTTTATCATACGGAAACAAAAAAGTACCACGTGGTTTGATTTCAACAGTGCCACTTACTGACGTCGATGTAGTGACTCCGCTTGCAGGAAAGAAGTCGATTGTTGAAGCGGTGACTGCTTTTACAGTGCCATAAGTCGTCGAGCCTGCAATCATAGTGAATGCGCCCGATGCGATGTCGTCAGGTGTTTCAAACCACGTTCGTGGGTCACCCGATGAAACACTTGCTCTTAGCGTACCGTCGGAGTTGGATGACAACGCCGTTGATGCGAGCGTGATGTCAGTCGTACGCTGCATGTTTGGAAAGGCAAACGGCTCCTTGACTGAGCCGCTGCGTTTCGTATCAAAGATAAAGCGAACGTAATTGCCGTTGGGGGGTGTAGAAAACGTACCTTTCGACAATCGATAAGCAAGAGGTAAATCAAAAAAAGCGTTGTGAAGACGTGCCAAGTAATTTGTTTGTCCCTCATCTTCGGTTGTAGGCGGACTTGTTGGAATGACTGGTCGTTGTCCAAAAGGATTGAACGCTGAGCCACCAATACGAAATCCACTCGATGCAGCGTTTGACGTTGGTGGAAATGTCTCAGGGGCACCTCCTTGACCACTGCCCGAATCAGGAGGAGAAAACGGAGGTGTATCTGTACCGAACTCAATCGTAGCCGACGCTTTTGCACTCTCAGCCTGACCCGACTCATCAACAAAAACACCTTGCAACTCAATCTCGACGCTGGCTTGGTTGACGTCGACACCTGCGTTGAAGCCGCCTGTAAACGGTATAGGGAATGCTGAGAAGATACGATGTACAACAATATCCATTGTCTGCACATCAAGGTCGATACGGTCCCCATTCTCTTGTACAAGGCGAATAGGAACGCGCTGTGTCAAATCAGACACCTCGATTTAATCCTGACGTGGACAGTGGACCGCCCATCTTTGCTCGTAATTCTTTTGTAACCATCTCGCTGATTTCACGTGCCAATGCACGCTTATCACTGCGGTCAGTCACTCCACTGACGTCGATACGAAGCGTGTTGATGGTGACGTTTTGGCTCATCCCAACAGACTCGGCTGGCTGAGATTGTGCGGGGGTAGGAGAACTCGCAACTCGTGCATTTGTCGTAGCCGTTGTTCGTTCCGCTTCAAGCGCTTCTGTGATTGGTTGTGCAGGCTGCACGTTGCTCATCTGTCGCAGGGACTCACGAAGGCCGTCAGTCGTGGAATGAGCAGCGTTCATGACCTTGTTGAACTCTTGAATCTCTTCACGCAGCGAACGCATGTTGTTGCGTGACTTCTCGCTAAACTCGGAGAATCGTTTCATCGATTCCATCGTACCTGTGTCAATTTTTTCGTCAACCATTGTTCTCACTCCAAAGGCGGGATAATGTCATATCCCAAGTAAATACTGTCACGTTGCTCAGGGTTGTCATGCTGTTGCATGACGGTAGCCCATGTGAGGAGTTGAATTGCGTCTTGCGGGTCAAGTTGTCTCACCTTGTTCAGTGTCATCGAGTAGTGGGTCATCAATAGATATTCTGCTGCTTGTTGTTGTATGCGAGGCCAGTCATCGGGTTTACGTCCATTGACGTAGTCCCTTATTCGTCCGACCTCGCTCGTTGAAAATTTAGCCAACTCACCACCTCGGATGGACTTGGTAGCATCTTTGCTATCTCAGCGCCATCCTCGGCTGACAGTTGGTTGAAATCTATAGAAGGTGTTGCTGTAACCCATCGACTGAATGCTTCTTGCCAGTAATCCTCAAGTTGCGGGTCGCTACTCAGGAAAATAGGTGACAACGATTGCACGTCAAAGAACGTGGGTTTGGCTACCTCTATTGTCACTTCGCATCCGTCAATTATCATTGTCACTCTCTTCGGTGTTGTCATCCAACTCACTCACTGTTTCAGTTGAAGCAGCCTCTTCTGAGGGGGCTTCTTGTTCAGCCTCACGTGGCTCACTGGGAGCGACGTGTTCGCCGAACGGGGCGTCTGAGACCTTACCGGCCTCAGGATTGAATACTTCTTCTTCCTCTTCAACAACAATAGCAATTTCGTTGCGGGGATGAAGTGCTACTGCATGTTTCATTGGCATGGCTATCACTCAACAATGGAAAAGGGTGTCGGTGCTAATCACCTTGATGTTCTTCGGATGAATCATAATTTTGGAGTGCAGTAACCCTTTGTCGTCAGGTACGGGTATGGGCGCATCTGTAATCACGTAGTCGTCGCAGATGATACGCATCTGTGGTGCAAGGGCACCTGATGTTGTACCAGTTGTAGGTTTTGTGAATACCATCTCAATGATGCTGTCAGTTGAGCCAGCCGTGCCTGATACCTCACGGTGCGTGCGAAGTTCGTGGAAGAGAAGCGAATCACGGATGATGACATCCATTTCAAGTTCAAACTCTTCACGACCTTCACGAATAATCGATGCGTTGCGTGTGCCACCGTACGGTACTTGCTTGAGTGAACGGTTGTTGCTGTCAACTGATTCGGCTACAGGTGTTCCGCCCATGGTGTGAAATATCTCGACGCCTGTCTTGCCACGTAACTCAAACGTCGAGATGAAGCCTATGTCTTGACCAAAGGCTGTGATTGTACCGTTGTAAAACATAAACGGCTTCTCAGAACCTGATGCTATGCCTGCTTCCTTTCGACCCGCTGCGTCAGTGGCTGTGTTTTGGAACAAGCGGTGAGCACGGTATCTGTCGCCGGGGTTTGTGTCAGGACTTGTTGTAGCAGGCTCAAGGCGACCAGTGTCTGTATAGCATGAAAGCGCATCGAAGATACATCTGTACTTGACCTCAGCATCGACGGTTGCATTCAATTCGTACTCAACAATCTTGCATCCACGGAACACACGAGTCAGTTGCTTGCTGTCTGTGCTTGAACCGGGCACGTTACTATTTTCATTACTGTAGGAGCCAACATCACGGTTGCGAATGCTGTGTTCAATACAGAATGAGGGAAGTGTGTCACCTGAAAAAAGTAATCGACGAACCGCATTTGTAATTGTGCCGTCGGCATTAACATGTGGGCTACCAGTAGCGTTGTTTGATGCAAATCTAAAAAGATACAATCCGTCAGAAGTAGCATGCTCAAAATGTAACGGGTCGTCCAAAAACAACCGTGTTGTACCTTCAATCGCTACTACACGGCGTATCTCACTTGTGATAGTCTGTTCAAAGTGTTCAGAATCATTTGACAGTCCACTACTGGCATGATTGTACGGCCAAAACTGACTGGTTGTACCATCAACTGCATTGTAGTGTACAGTCGGTGTAAGCGTATCGTCATGGAAAAGAATGTAATCTCCGATTGCAACTGTTTGGTCTCCACCAAAGGTCAAGTCCGCTACATCAACATAAGTCTGTCCGGGCGTTACCGCTGCTGCTGCGGTCTTTGACTTTGAAAAAGCAGCAATCATTGTGGTATCGTCGACAACTTCACGCCCAAGACTGTAGTACAGCCATCGAGGATTGTTGAGAGGCATTTCTAACTGAGCACCTTGATGAAACACACGACCTGTTTGTTGTATGGCAGCCTGACGGCCAAGTCCTATGACGTGGTGTCTGTGCATTGTGACCTTTGTGTCAGGCAGTTTCATGTGTGATGCAAGACCAATGAACTGGTCAATGTGTGAAAACTCACTTGACAACTTAGCGCTATCGTTGTGAGCAAATGTCGAGCCGCTTGCAAGCGTAGGCATACCCGTCGAATGGATGAGCATTGCATCACCTGTGTTACTTGTGAGTGTGGTTGCTGTAAATCGTGGCACCACTTTTAATTTTGTAGCGTTGCTCTCAACAGTGTGGTCAACGATTGTAAACACCTTTTGACTAAATCCATCAGCGTGAACAGAATCATAATTTGTAGGACTGCCAGTCTTGTGGAACGAAATCTTCTGACCGATGAGCATACCAACTGGGACTTTGAGGACAGCCTTACTGTTTTCAAATATGGTGCTGTTTCCACTACCTGTGCCTGTAAATGTGATTGTATTGAAATCAGGTGTGCTTGAAACATAAGTTGTTGTAAATCCGCATGGTTTGTTGTGCTCGATAAAGATGCCTGTCTCGTGCCCCATGAGGACTTCCGAGACGTCTCCTTTGTATGCCTGACTTACCATCTTATCACCTATGCTATTGATTCAGCGAGTGTCACCACTTCTACTTGAAACGTATGCCTGAAAAGGCGCTTGGTACGGTCGCTGAGGTCCGTACGTGTCTTGAACACCATACGGTCGTAGTTGGTCGCATCGCCCTTGCGTGCAACGTGGATGAGGCGACGAATCTCGTTCTCAAGAAGTTGCAGGTGAGAACGGCTCTTGGCCGTGCGTACATCGACTGTGATGTTGACACGGGTCGTGACGAAGTTGTATAGAAGGTCAGGCACTTCTTCGTTGTGTGCTGTCTCATAGACGAGTACAAAGTCCGAACGCTGTAGGTCTTGTCTCTTTCCACGCTCAGGCGCAATCGTAGCGATGTCAGCGATAACTGGCTTGATGTTGCTTGTGTTGGCTCTATTCCAAGCCTCCAACTTTTCAATAACGATGTCAAGTGCTTCTTTAACCATAGTCATCACTCAAACAGAACCATTTCTTTGTATCTGTTCAAGAGTGAGTTGGCTTCTTCTTTGAACATCTGAATCTTCTGTGCAAGCGGTACGTTCTGACTACCCTCAGGAATGAGAACAGAACGGTCGTCAGCCATGAGCAGGTCGACGGCCACCATCTTTGTTGCCGCTTCCTCAATAGCCTTCTCCAAGTATCGCTCGCCGTAGATGTAGGAAACCTTGACAGCGTTGTGCTCAAAGAACGGGTATGAGTTGTTGAAATAAATCATACCAATTTCGTAGTCAATCCACCAGTCCTTGAGACGGGCTTGGTCGCCACCCGCATCTGAGAACGCACCGATGTCGGATTTGAAATGGTACTGTGTTATATCCGTACCAACCGTGTCAAATTGTGTGAGTGCTGCCCCTCCACCCAATACTGCTACGCCAGTGAAAGTATGTGTCGGTGCCGTTGTTTTACCAGTGTACTTGAACACACGTGTGCTCGCACCATTGACAATCATCAAAATCCCTTTGTTTGGGAAGTTGCTTGCATCAGAAACCGTGATAGTTGTCGAAGACGTGTCGGCTCTTACTCCGCCTGCACGATAAAGTAAATCCGTGTACACTGGAACTACTGTCGATGTGTCAGACAGTCTGAAAAGTGTAGCGTGAGCAGTTGTGGTCGTCGATGCGTACGTGCCCAAGAGAGTTCCGTCCGACTGGTGTATGGTTTCTCCGGCTGTAAACGTGTGTGACGCTGAACCTGTGACCTTGATGACCTTTCGATTGTACAACTTTGTATTGGTCGCCAGTTTGGTCACTGGTGAGGAAAATGTTATTGTTGCTGAACCCGTGTCAGCAGCGGCAACCACTGTTCCATAAATCGTGCCGTCAGCCAAGTAAATAGGACTTGAATCAGATGCCAAGTAACCAAGATTTGAAACTGGCGAAAAATTAGATACGTCTGTGTTTACAGTATTGACTTTCTTGAAATCATACAACTGTTCAGTGGTCGAGATGTTTGTGACCGCAGCGGTGAAGACTATCTGATAAGCCCCTGCCCCTCCGCCAAACGAGGAGATTGTGCCTACTTCTTGCCTGTTTTCATTGTAAACGACTTGACCTGTTGTGAAAATAGTGCTTGGGTCAGGTGCAGTTGATTTGAGGACAATAATTGTACTGCTACTAAGAAAACCTTGTACAATCATTTGAGTGTCGGCAGGCGGATAAGAAGCGACCTCCACGTAATTGTTGACTCCAGTCAAAGCAGTTGAAAAATATCCATTTGCTGTTTTCGTAGAACGTGAGCCGTTCTGTGAAATGGTTAGGTTTGTCAAATCGGTCGAAGCAATCATAACGTTCTCACCTCCTTTGGCTTGACGTAGGCTTGTAATTTTCAACTTACCATTACCATAATCTGAGTTGGCGGTGGCGAGAATTTCATTATGAACACCTATGTTGCTCGATGAGCCTTCAAGCGTAAACGTAGGTGAAAACTCAACCGTTGCCTTTGACACCCTGTCTTCTTTATTGATAAGGTCAGCAAGATTTTGTGCAGTGCTTACTTTATCAAAATCAGCACGCCAATTGGTACTACCTGTGCCTACACTAAGCGTTGCTACGCTACCATTAGTCATGCCAATGTATACTGAATCTCCACTCAGTCCTTCTTCGTCAACAATCTCCAAACGTGCCTCGGCACTGCATATCTCACGGTAGTCGTCACCCTGCCACAGTTCAATGCGGAGCATTTGTTGGACATTGCGATACAACAAAGGCGTGCTGCCAACGTAGTCAACGTAATATCGACGTCGATACGGCTTGTATGTGTCAAAGTTGATGTACTCGGCTGAGACGAGAGTCGGTCGCCAAGCGTTGTGAGTGATGTTGTCGATGCGGTCCTGTATCTCTTTTATACGCTGCTCGACGTGAGATTTTTTGACGCCTCGTGTCTTGCCGTTGGTAAACGAGGCAGTGTTTTGGACATAGCCGTTGTCCGTCGTTTCATACAAGCCGGGATTGATTGCTGACGAAAATGCTAACTTCACACCGCTTGTTGTTGATGTTATTGCAGTGATTGTTTGTTCGACGCCCATTGGGTCGGCATCGCTGTAAATGAGTATGATGTCATCAACTGAAAAGCCGACATTTCTAAAATCAGCACCAGTGACAAAGACTGCGTTTGCTTCCGCACTCGCTGACATCAAGACGGCTTCTTGTGGCCCGATACCAAGCAAGTCAGCGACTTTCTGTGCAGTCGTGTAAACAATTTCTTCGGGGTTGAGGGGACGTGTTTCCGCTTCACCGGGTGAGAATACTACTGGCATGCGTCATCCCCTCATCTCCAACAGATAGTTCTCCGTCATAGACCTTGCCACCAAAGACGATTCTGAACCGACTTCATAAGCACATCTCCAATGTGCATCGGGAATCCTGTTTGAACATCATCGTCATCTTCTTTCTCAGGAACATCCATGCCGAACGAGCCAAACGGATTACCGAACCGACGCCTATCTCGTAACCTTTGTTTCTGTGAGTCCATGAAACTCGGTGTAGGTGCAGGGTCAACAGGAGGCGCCTCTGAATCGTCGAGTGTGTAATCTTCGCCTTGTGGAGCGTGTGGGAAGTCTTGTCGAACTTTACCTGTGTCGAGTCCTTGTCCGGGTTGTAGAACTGAAAGAGTTCCGTATGGCGCTGCTTCGCCTGCGAATCGAGTCTTACTTTCTTCGACAGTCTGTCGAACTTGTTCGTTGACTTCATCGAGTGGCATTCCTTGTTGAATTAAATCCCTGAATTGTTTTCGTGCGCCGACGATTTGCTGTTCACGCATGGCTCGCTCGCCATCACTTTCGTTCGCAGGTGCTTCTTCAAGCCCAAGTCGTGAAACGAGATTGTTCAGAGAGTTCTCCATCCGTGTGTCCATAGCATCTTCGCCTTCTCCGGGTCGAACGATTGCAGGGTCTTTGCTCATGTCTCGACCTTGACCGAACACACGTTCAGCGAGTATCTCAGGCGTCATGACTGACATGTGACCTGATTCCTTTTGAGCGTTTAGTGCTCGTATTCTCGTAGCAACTTCTTCTCGTTCACGGTCGATGTCCATGATTTTTTGAAGGTTTTCGGCTGTTGGGTTTGCCATATAACGACCACGTAAATCTTCAAGGAAGTCGTCTCGCTTTTGAGCACTCCGCATTTGATATTCAATCTGTTTCTTTTGACGCTCCGTTTGTCCACCAATGTCAAGGTTCGCCATGCTTGGGCTACGTTCCAAATCGATGGACAAACCCTCAGTCTTCAAGTGATTCAACACGTTGCTGCTTAGATTCAGCGGGTCGTTTTGATGAAGTTCAAACATTCTATCAATCATTTCCTGTTGACCGCCTGAACCTCGCCCGACATCAGCAACATCTTGTCCCAAGATTTTCTGTTGGAAATCGGCCAGTCCGACTCCACCCTTTCGTCCTTGTCCGCCGAATTGCATGTCACGAGCACCTGCTGATGCTCCACTCAACATTCGACCAAGATACTTCTCAAGGCTCATGTGAGATTGCGGACCGTGTTTTTCCATCTCGGCCTTTGCTTCACTCATACGTTGCGTGTGAGGATAAAGGTCGTTCATCAACTTGAATCGAACTTCATCGAGTTGGTCGGCTTGTGCTAATTCTTGAGGAGTAGGAGTACGTTCGTTACCCTCCTCGTCTTTGTTGCTTCTCAGTCGTAAAACTTGACTGTACAAACGGTCAACCTGCGGTTGCAATCGCTCAGCCATCTGTGATGCTTGTTGATGCTTTGCCCGTGCATCTTGCAACTTGCGTGGACTTCCGTAGAACAACGGGTGCTGCCCTGTTGGGTCGTGTATGATTGTTTCTTTACCAAGACCACCAAATCCACTTTCTGTGCCCAGTTGTACCGTCTTTTTGCGACGTTCCTCATCACCCTCACGAAGAGGCTGTAGGAACTCACCACGTGGGGCAGGGGCCTGTCCTCGTCCAAGAGACGGGCGTTGTTCTCGCTCACCTATCTTTTCAGATTCTTCGGCTGGTTTATCAGGCGATGCTACGCGCATCGGGCTACCGGGTGTCATGATTTCTTGTTCGGCTATCCGTCGAAGTCGGGCTTCATCCATCTGAGGACTACGCTCGCGTAACTCTTCCATACGAGCCTGAATCGGCTTCTCAAGATGTTCTTCGTACTTTTGAGCCATATCCTCGGCTTGCTCTTGGCCCATACCCATGCTTAGCATGTGTTGGATTCGTTCCTTCATGTCTGTAGCCTTGCTACCTTGCATAAGACGCTTTAGTTGCTGCTTCATTGCATCCACGTTGGGGTCATCAGGAGCCTTGCGTATACCTATCCACATCGTCACTCCTCCTTTGTTCCCAAGTTGAAGTCCATCTTTGTTCCGCATGTCCGACAATTGTCAACCCAACAGAAGTAGAGCATACCACACGATTTGCACCGTGTGCCTGAGCCGATGTTCAGAACGTCGCCTGCCTTACGGTTGCGTATGCGTTGTTTGCTGACTACGCCCTCAAGAGGTTTCTCTTGATTGAAGACGCTACCTGCCCCGTAGGACTCGGCCAGTCGTACGCCACGCTTCTCAAGTCGCTTGATTTCGTCAAGTCCAAGTGTCGCTGCATCCATGCAATCATCCTCATGCCTTGTAGATGATGATGATGTATACGTTACCCATAACGGTTATGGTGTCAAGACCTGCAATGGTATCAGCCGAGTTAGCGTCAGTCACTGCGTCAAAGCCTGCGTCAATCAGTGCTTCGATTGCTGTCGGTGTGCGGGAAAAGTCGCCCGGTGGTAGTGGACCTACCACTTTCGACTTCAAGCCGGCTAAGTTCGCCATGAGGGTTCACCTCACGAGCGACGACCGATTGCCATGAATGTTCCGCCAACGGTTCCTACTCCGCCTTGAACGCCTTCTGTCACTGTAATAGTGGTTCCACTCACAGTGCAAACATCGCTGATGTTCAGGGTGACTGCACTTGCACCTGCGCCTGCTTCGGGAAGAATGGCTGTTGTAGCACCTGTAGGTGTTACTGTTGCCATGTCAATGCTTACAAGTAAACTGCTCAAGTCAATGCTGGTGTCACCTGCTGCGTATGAGCCTGTGACTACCATGCGGTCTCCAAAGTATGTTGGTCGTGGGTCAATTGTTACTGCCATTATTGTTCATCTCCTGTTGTTTTTGTTTCTTCTGTCACTGGTTCTTCGACGACGGGTTCTTCGACGACTGGCTCAGGGGCGGGAGGGTTGAGGATTAGGTCAACCATGCCCAGTAGTTTGGACTTGGTCGCATATCCACCAACGCTTTCACCACGCCCCTCAAGCCATGCAGTGATGTCCTTCTTGGTCCAACCTGAGTCGGGAAGTCCATCGTTGCCTGCATCGATTGTGATACCTGCGTCTCCGTCGATTCTCCACCACTTGTTCGCAAGACTACCACGGTTAGCGTCGAGCCATTCTTGTGTAACTTCCATTGGAGTTCCACGAACAGCGTAGATTCGCTTCATACCGGGTACCCTACGTTCATAGTAAGGACCGAGTGACGTTATCGTAGGCACTGTTAAGCACCTCACGATACGATTGCCATAAACAGCGTTCGGTTATCAAGTGTGCCTTCTGCGAGCATTGTTGCAGTAGCGCTTCCAGCACCGCTAAAATCAGTGGTGCATGTTAGCGATTTACCTGCAACTCCTGAGCCACCAACGACCATTCCGTGAATCTTGTCAGCATCTCCACCAACGGTGAAGACGTTGCCAGTTTGCACGAGAGTAAACACACCCATGACGAGTTTGAGTCCTCGCCCTGCTGTGTTAGCCGTATCGTCATTCGTGGCTTGGAACCCAGTCAAACTACCGGGGTAAGTGCCACCTGCTGCGCCTTTTAGCCAATCTGTGCCATCAACGAGAGCACCTGCATAAAGGTCAATTTCAAAATCGACGGCCATTACGCCGCCTGCGCCTGCTGTTCTGCTAAATGTTACTGCCATTTTTCATCATCTCCTGTGTGTGTTATCTCCATCAACCTCAAGACAAGTCTCGGATTGAACCATGACCTCCAAAGAAAGTAGTCCACAATTCACCCATAGTTCGGTAAAGTCCTTCTTGACCGAGGCGGTTGATGGCGAATGGGTCTCCAGTTTCGATACCTGACTCAAAGTATTGAGTTGGTTTTGCGACACTAAAGTGTATGTAGTCAGTGTCCAAGAAGTACATACGGCTGATGCCGTCAGGTTGTACGTCCTTGGATGGAATGATTGGGACACCGTTGTAAGTAGCAACGATGAAACCTGCTTCAACACCGGGCACACCCTTTACACCGTTGAAGGTAGGGGTGACACGCTTCTCTTCCATAAATCGCTGTTGCGACTGGAGAAGTTGTTGAAGGCGCATAAGTGTATCATATCCAGTGAGGATGACCTTGGGGTTTCCACCACGCACCCAAATTTTTTGGAAGATGTCGTCGAGGTGGTCAAGCGAGAGAACACGGTTGGTTCCCTTTGCACCAGAGGTGTTGACCTCGGCTTCGGACCAAGAGTTGCCGCTTCGGTCGATGCTGTAAATGTCTTCATCACCGGCTGTTCCGTAATCGTTTCCGGCTCCACCAAAGTCCATGGTGTCAGCAGCATCTCCGCTTGCAGTGATTGAACCTGAGGTGACACGGTCGAGAGACTCGTAGTCGTTGCCAGCAGGTGTAGTCACGTCTTGGAGAAGCATCTTGTTGATTTCCTCAGCGTGGTGCTTACCCATTTCTTCCTTGAGAACACTGCGAATGTCGCCGAGACCGTCATCCTTGTCGTTGAGGAAGATTGCAACTTCACTCATGTCGAAGGTGTGTGCAATGGTCTTAGGCTTTGCAGCGATGTTTTGGAAAGTTGGTTTTGTGGTGTCCGGTAGTGTACCGTTCTCCGCAATACCTCCACCTTTGGTGGTGTCAGGTCGTGCGGTTACGACACGCCATCCACTTCGGTCCCAAGGTTTCTTAGGAAGGATGGAGAATGCGTTGAACTCTTGGTTCAACTGGCTCCAAACCTTTCGTCCATAGATTGCTTGGTAGGTACCAGCAGTTGTGGACAATAGTGGTGCGTCTGCTTTCAAAAGTTCGCTACCTGAGTAGTGAAAGCCCATGTTTGAGCCTGCACCGTAGTAGTAGCGTTCCATGTCGGTTACTGTTCTTAGATAGTTTCTTGCCATTCTTAATCACTCCATTCAGTTGTGGAATACACTTCCTGCGAGGCTGTGTACTTCATCCCAAGACATGTTTGCCATGTCTACAGTGGATGGAATTTCAACGTTAGAAACAGGTGCGGACTTTTGGATAGTCGTTCCGGTTGCACCTGATGCAAGGTTATCGATTCGGTCGCTTAGAGCAGCGACTGCCTTTTCGATTGATGCGAGTGGAGCACGAGCATCGAATGCTTGTGCTTGTCGGCTTTCAGCCTCACTGCGCTGTTCCTTGGCGAGTCGGTCAGCGAAGACATCGCTGAGAGTTCCCTTGAGTTGCTTCTCAATGGAAGCAGCCTTGTAAGCAGCATATGCTTCTTCAAGTTGTGCAGGGGAAAGGTCCTCAGGAGACAAATAGCCCTTTGCAACATCGGCTTTGGAGCCGCTGTTGAGTTTGCCAATTGCGCCTGTAGATGGGTTGCCGCCTTCTTGTGCTCGGCCACGTACTTGGCCGCCGAAGTAATCGGCACCGTCAACAGAAGATGGGTTGTCGAAGCCACCAAGTTGTGCCTTCTCAAGTGCATCAAAGTGTGCACGAGCGCTGTTAATATCAACGCCACCCGACTTCAAGGTGTTTTCCATCCAGTGCAAGTAATCTTGGGTAATGACATCAGAGTACTCAGATTTTTCCATGTCGCCATGCATTCCTTTGTTTTCAGAATCATGCATTCCTTTGTGTTCGGAACCGTACATCTTTTCGTCTTTGCCTTCATCAGCCATTTCTTTGCCTTTGTCTTCATCCTTGTCGTCTTTCTTATCCTTCATGTGCTGTTTCAAGCCTTCGGGCATATCACCTTTCTCCATTACGTCGAGGCGGGTGTTGATGCGGTCCAAGACGGACGACAATTCGCTCATTGTGTTCATATCTGTGTTTTCGGTCATTGTTATGTCCTCCTTCAATATACGGAATGTCGCCTCCGGGTTTATACCTTTTTCACAAATCGTTACCTCGTGAAGTTCCAGTTTGGAAATCTCGGTGTAATCACCGTGCTCCGAATCGGCTTTTCGCATTCTCTTGAATGCTTGTCCACCAATACTGAAACCCCGAAGGGCGCCTTTGCGAATTTCATTGGCTACTTCACGAGCCTTTTCGATGTCATCACGTACTTGGATGACAACGAAGAGTCCAGCGTCATCGACACCGGACTTCCACAGTCGACCACTGCTGTCAGTGTACTGTGGAATAACTTCTCCAACTTGGATGTTGGAGTGTGCGAGTTGTACGTTGCGGAATCCGTCCGCTTTCATGAAACTGTCAAATGCACCCTTGAGTGCACCTGTGGTGATGAGGTCACCTTGCTTGTCGACCATTTCGACGCTCGCATAACCTGCAATCACGAGGCCATTGTCGCTCTTGAGAAGCGATATGGTGCCACCGCCTTCAAATCGGGCGGATTGTAGTGGCGATGCCATGACCATTGTAGTTCTTACAGGCGTCATTCTATTTAATCAGATATGGTAGACAGCCTTATCTTCTGTAAGTTCTAACTTACTATCAACTTCCTCGACGTCCTTCGTTTCTTCTTCTTCGTCTTTCCTGTCACGCTCAATGTCACGCACATCATAGTCAGGCATAGTTTTCGCATCGTCAGGGTTTGTCGGTCCTGTCGGTGATTGAATTGGTGTACCGTAGTCTATGCCGAGTCCTTTGGGTCCTGACATACTGGCACCTACTTGACCCACACCACTCTTCGCCAAAAGTTTCTCAAGAAGTTCGACACCCTTCTTCATAACCTTGTTCTTCTCTTTGTCCCACCTGTTCGTGTCTTGGATTTTTCTTGGAGGGATGAGTGGTTTACCGTCGCCTTTGCTTTCGTGAACCTCAGCCTTGTCCTCTCGTTCTTCTATAGAAAAGTCGCCTTTGAGCATGACACCTGCTACGGGTGACCAAAACGGTCGTTGACTCTCAGATAAACGAATCAGATAGTCGTTATCGGCTACAGGTGTGTGCACAGTCCAGTACGAGCCACGTGTGGTCGCCTTGTACAGAACATCGCCTGCTTCAAACGATACACGAATGTGACGGTCGCTTCTATAGATGTTGAGTGGACTTTGCGCCATGTCAGCCTTTGCTAACATGGCAAGGCTCTCTGTGCTGACCAGTGGTTCGCCCTCAGCCTCGCCCTCGATACGTGGTGCGTGAACGGTGTACACCTTTTGGTTTTCAGATGCTTCACCTTCTGTCACGCTTGTGACGTTGACCTTGACGAAGTCACCGACCTCATACTTCTCAGGAGCATTGAACGATGCACCGATGTCCATGTAAATGTCATCCTCAATCTTGACTGCACGGTCGCCCAAGTCCTCGCCATGGATGATTGGACCTGTGCCGAGTCGATACGTGTACGGTGACTCGCCTCGTCGCTCAAGCACCATGAGTGTGACGTCGTTGCCTTTCTGATACATGACCCACTTGGGATGGCGTGCTTCGCCTTTCATGTACGTAGACTTTGCATCACGCAACAAGATGCGGTCGCTCTCTATGTTCTTGATAGCATCAGCCAGTCCGACATCGTCGGTCAACTTCGTGTCGGATGCGCTTGGGGCTTCGACACCCTCGACGCTTTGTAGCGCACCACGCAACAACTTGATGCGGTCTTGAATCGGTATGTCGTGAACCTCCTTGCCATCGAACTCGATGACCTCAAAGATGTACAATCCACTCTCACGTCGTATAACGTCAACCAAGAAATCCTTGTCAGATACCTGCTTGAACGCTTTCTTCTCTTCGTCTGTAAGTGAACCCTTACTTTTGACATCGTCGTCCTTCTTTGTGACGAACATTCGGTCGCCCTCAGGATAGTCACTAACGACCCAATCGCCTGTGAATCCACGCAGGTGTTCAAGGTCATCGACATCAAAAATGCGATGCATTGGTTGCAGTGATGGCAAGCCCTCAGGCATATCCTTGCGGATATAATCAGGGTTGGTCAGCGAAGCCAGCAATGCAGGTCCGTCCATCTTGTGATGTATCGCTTCCGGCGTGTCCATAAACGGTTCTCCTACTTGATTAGCGCGTGTTGCGACGGGGGACCTTGCTATATCAGTTCTTATCCTTGGGTCGGTCTTTGCCTGTGAAGGTGAAACAAAGTGACCATGATGGTGTTCGGGCATCATCGCCTTGATTGCTTCCATGTTCGGCGTGAGCAATCGCATCTTCTTTGGCTTGGGCAACATTCGGAACGACATCTGACCGTCTTTGACATCCATCGCAAACGGTATGTCGTGTATGTGCCCAAAGTTGCCACGCAACCCGTCTGAGTTAAACATCGACATAATGGTGGCCTTTGACTTCGGGTGACCTCCACGACCAATCGGTTTGTGCATCAACATAGGTTTCTTTTCAGTGTCGATGATTTTCGTTGGGTCATACTCGTCGGCACTTGATACAACAAGTCCGTGCAAGTGGTTAACCATATCGTGAAGCGTTGCTTCGTTTTTCAACTCGTTAGGTAGGTTTCTGATTTCATAACCTAAACTTTCATTTCTGAATTTGCCTTTGAGTGATTCCTGATTGTCTGACGACGGCGTCATTATTTCCATCGAGCGTTCGCCTAATTCGCTTTTCCTATCACCTGTCGACACAGCAGCATGCAAACGCTGTGCTGCTCGGTAAGCAAGACTCGATGTGATGTCTTTGTGCGACATGTGACCTCCACGCCCACCGGTTCTTGGCACGCTTCGCTTTTCAGGAACACCGTAATTCGGGTCGTTGTCGTAATCGACTTTGTGGCGCTTGAACCCAGTCAATTGATTGAGAACATCCTCCGCCCCCGTATCATACATGGGCTTGAAATGTTTATCACCGGCTTCTCCCATTTGCTGAACCATGTCCATCATGGTCATGACCCTCAGTGGTTTCCCTAAAGCACGTACCTTTTTGAGCAAATTTTTGACCATGCGTTCTTCGTAAGGTTTCATAGCATCGCCGAATATCATTTCACCTGCTTCACTCACAGACATGTCAGGGTCAATCTCATGACCGTTCTCGTGCAGTTGACTCGACATACCGTCATGAGCGTTATCAATCGCACCTCTTGCCCGTGCTTCTTGTATCTGTTGGCCTGCTACTGGTGCGCTGATGTTGTGATGCTCAGCGTCTTGTCGAGCAAGGAATTGATTTGCTGTGTACATTTTCCACGCTGCCATGGTATCAGGGGGAACTGACTCATACAGTTCAGGCATTTGTCTCTGCATCTCTTGCCCTATCCTATCAGCCATCTCTACGATAGCGTCGTGGTGGCCTTTGACTTGCGTGTGGTGTGTGTTATCGTGTTCAAGTTCTCTACTTGACCTTGAGTTCTCGCCATAGTGCTTCTTGGCAATCTCATCAAGGACTTCTTGTTGTTCTTCGATGAGGTGGTCAAAGTGCGCTCGCTCATCGCTCCCCTCAGGAAAAAACTCACGCTGTTCAAACAACTGATTCAATTCATTTTCAGCCTCGTCATATTCTTCAACCACATTGTTGAGTGCCTCTCTTTGTGAATGAAGTTGCTTGTATCTTGCTTCATGCTGACGCAAAGGACGTGTTTCTAAATCTTGTAAAGAACGCTCCATAGTCAATCGCTCATCTTCTGACATACCTCTTTCTAATTCTTTGAGTGTTTGATTTAAAATGTTCAACTCGTCCTTGCTTGCCTCATAATTGTCAACGTGTGTGCGCTGACGGACGTTGTAATCCTCACGCTTGATTGGTAGTTCAGTTTCAAACGAAAATTGGTTCGGGTGCTGTACACCGTCAACCGAAGGTGCTCTTGGGTTGTTGAGTCCGCCAAGCATACCAATCAAACGAATCGCTCGATGCGAAACGTCACCGTCTCGTTTTAATTTGTCATTTTCTGTTGCTAAACCAAAAGCGTGACCCATACCGTGTGTGAATCTGTACTGGTCTTTATCACCGTGCAACTCGTTTCTGAATTCCTTTAGTTTAGATTTACCTTGCGTACGACCTGCTCTTAACGATGCCTGATACACCTCGTTGTGATGCTCAGGCGAATGCGTGGTTCCGTGTAATCCTTGGTTGACCTTTGCGTTTGCTAATGCTCCAGTCCCTGCGATGAACGTATTGTGAGGATGCAATGCAGCAGGTAAACCCGCCATCGCATCGATTTCAGATACGGAGACTGTGTCGGTTTCCCTTCCTCGTGCAATCTGTCGTCGTGCCTCACTCAGTTCACTTAACGGCAGACCAAACGGCGCCATCAGCCCTCTAACCTTGTTGTGTATGTTGAGGACTTCTCCACCCTTTGATTCAAGCGATTCGTCTTGAAAGTAATCTTCTCTTGCCTGCATGCGTCCAAGTAGACCGTCACGCTCTCCCTCTAACGACAACATCTGATGAAGCATGTCCAACTTCGTCGTATGTGTCTTGCCCAAACCACCTCGGCCTTCAAACGGTTCGCTCCAGTGATGGGCAAGCGACTCCATATCGCCAAACGTGTAGTTATCGGAGTGTGCACCTACGCCTTCGGTGGCGAGGTACGGATTGAGGTACGCTTGGATTTCGTTTCTTGCCTTACGCCCAGCACCTTGCATGTCACGCGCAAGAAGGTGCGGTTTCAAGAACTCCTCAACTTCTTCGACTGTCCAGTCATGGTCACCTGTCCATCCTTCTTCATAATGCGGTGACTCACCTTTTCTGTGAAACTCAAGTTTACCGTCCAAGCCTGCCTTAATACCTGCCAATGCATACACACCTTCGATGTCCATCTTGGGTTTGTCTTGTTGTCGAAACCCTTTGTCGGCACGTCTTGGTAAATGTTCAACCTCGTCATCGTGATTTTCGTAGAACGCACGTATTCTTTGACCCAGCGCTGAATCTTCCAAATCTTTGTACAATTCATCAGGGTTTACGCGAGAGGTTTGACCGAGTGGAATCATACCGACAGCAAATGCCTGCCCTGTAGCGTCAGGGTCACGTGTATGATGACTGAACACGGGTGCATACCGCTGATGCATGTTCGCTACAAGTCGACCCATCGAAAGAGGCTTGTCGCCTACATGAATGTCACTGATGGTGTAGTTGTTTTTGTCATGGAAACCATGTTCTTTGATGTGCCTGTACACCATCGCACGCTCGGCAGGTGTAAGCCACTCAAGGCCGAGATAGTAATCCATCTCGCCCAAGCCTTTTCGTCGACCTGTTTGTTCTTCTGTATTATTCGATTGCCAACCCGACCTCGCTATCTCCATGTGATAGTGGCGAAGATACTGCTCTTGCTCAGGTCCATGAATACCCTCCGCATCAAGTTCGGTAGCAAAACGCTTGCCCTCGTCAGACAGCGCCCAATTGTTGTAAGCACGTTCATACAATCCGTGCTGAGGTACATACGTTTCGTGAGGACCATACATACCATAAGTGTACAACGCTGAGTCATTGAAGTGTTGACGATGTGCCTGTTCTTTGTCACGATGTACTGCTGACACACCGTTACGAATGTGTGAATCCAGCCGTTCACACCATGCAGGGACGTTGTTTTCACCAACCGCAGTCTCTTCCCAAAGCGGTGCAACGTCAGGGTGGTGCATCGACATGTCACCAAAGTGTTCGCTCGATGTACCCAAGTGTTCACGTGTAGCAGGTCGAATTTGTTGATGCATCCACTCCTGACCCATGTGGTTGACTGACTGAGGCTGCCGTATACGACCGTCGTACGGGTGTTGGCCGGGGAACGACTCTGAGATTGTTTTGGGTGCTTCTTTCAAACCCATACCGACACGCTCGGTCATAGGGTCAATGACCTGTAACGATTCGTCTTCAAAACTAAACTGGCCGCCCTCTCGTGCAGGGTCAAATACTTGTGTTCCGTCACTGGGGTTCGGAATCGTCACTTAATCACCGCCATTCATTGGCGGTTCATGCGTGCTTCCAACGCTTTCTTGAGCGATTGCGCTTCTCCACCGCCGTCCACAAAGTGCCCTGCGAGCGTTGAGAGTGCCGTCGGGTAGTGTGGGTTCTTGTCAAGGATGTCGCTGTTTTCTGAGATAGCACCCTTGTTTGTGACATCTTCAACGTCAATCAGACGTTGGTTGGTCGAATAGTATTGATTTTGGACACCAGTTTCGCCACCGACCTGTACGTGGAACTGAACATCACCAAGTGTTGTTCCTTCCTTTTGTTGGAAAGAGATACCTTGCTCCTTTGCAATGAGTCGACTCTCAAGTTCTTTTGCTGCTTTCAACAGTATGTCGACTTTTGGACTTCGTGGTTCGTATCGTGGTCGCATGTTATCACTCCATTCCGATGTTGTTTCCTATATTGCCAGTACCTTTTGCTTCGTCAGCAAGGCGGTGAATGTCAGCCCAATCCATTTCGTGGAATTCCTGATTGCTCTCAGGGATTGGAATACCGCTGGCTGACTCATCTTTGAGAATATCATAGGTAGCGTCACCACGGAACAAATCAGGCATGACGTCCATTGGTGCACTGTTAGAACCGCTTCGGATAAAACCTGCGCGCTTCAACAACACAGCAGGGTCAGAAACAAGTTGCTTGAGTGCACTGTTTTCGGCTTTGAGTATGCTCAAACTGTTGTCCATGCTTTCCATTTTCGTAATCAAAGCACCCATAAGTTTCTGAGCCGTTCCCTCTTCTACGACTTCTTCACTCATTTGTTCACCTCAAATAGTTCGGTTGTTTCGACGTTGCATGATAGGGCCACGTCGTGCTGTTCGGATTGTACCGGGCAAAACTTGAGTCGTTGGCTCGTGAACGGTTTGGATTGTGTTGAATTTGCGGACTGGTACGCCGCCTGCGTAGATGTCGTTGACACCTCGTGTTTGTGGCATATCGGCTTTCAGTAGTGCTTTTGAAACGTCTTCGGACAAGTACTCAGCATACTTACTCACTTCGCTGATGTGCGAACTTGCCGACACACTATCATTGTTTTCGATTGCTTTGAAAAATGCATCAACATGTGAACGCATTTTACGAGCCATAGGGTCCATCTTCGTCAGGTCCATACGCATCCCATAACCTTCATCGTATTGAATGTTCCGTCAATTTCTTCGTATGTTGTTCATGGCTTGGCTAAGCGGTGTGCCTTGCGGCCCTCGTTGCTGAACACTTGAAAACGGAGCGCCTGAACCCATGCTTGTTCGATTCTGTGGACTGGCAGGTCCACGTGGAGTACGCATACCCATCCCCTCTCCTCCGGGCTGTGAAGCAGGCCCTTGTGCTTGTCTCAAGCCTGCACTTGCCTGTCCTGCCAGTGCACCTGCCAACTGTGGTGGCATGTTCCGACTTGGCAGGCCACCGGGCTGTGCTATTGGTTGAGGACCACCGGGCATGCCACCCGGCATGCCACCCATCTGAGGTTGACCGCCCATACCTTCCTGCATCGGTTTGTAAATGAAACGAATATCTCGACCGCCTTCCTCGATAAGTTCAGGCTTGAATCCGAGTTGTGCCATACGCTGTGCAATGTTGACCTCCATCTCGTCTCGTCGGAGTCGAGTAACCTCGTCTTCCTCTTCGTTTGGATAGAGCGTAAGTTTCCAATCGCTGATGTCCATTTCTTCCATCAGTCGTGGGAAGAGATGGTCAGTGTACACCTTGTGACCGAACTCAACAGCACGATTGGTAACAAGAATTTGCAAACCTTCGTTGTTCAATCCACCTGATTTACCTGTGTCCATCATGAACACGTTCGATACGCCATAGAACGCTGCAATGCGGGTTCGCATTTCGTCACGAACAGCGATGTACTGCATCTCTTCAAGCGTGTCCATGAACTTGACCCAGTTCACACCACCTCGTCCGCTTTGACTTTCGATACCGACCTTCGGAATGTAATGTGGGTCACGTTCAAGTTTCTCATCAACGCCCTTCCAAAACGATTTCATCGATTCAAGATTGTCTGTTGTAATAGAAATCAAACCACGAGGTACACGACGTTTGCTGTACGCTGTGTACATGTAGTTGTCCATTGCTGTAAGTGTCATAGCCTGACGCCAAAGCGTTGATACTGGTGACTTCCCATACAACTTGGAAGGATAGTACTTACTGACGTGAATAACTTCACCTTTGAGATAATACTGTGTCTTGCCTGCACCGCCCGTGTTGACGTGATGTACGTCTTCTAACTCGTGATTGCATATCTCACAGTTGTTGTCCGTCTCGCTGTAGCCACGAACTTGGTTACGATGCAATGGGCACACCTTGTATCGCCCACCACGTACACCTCGCTTGTCCGCAACGATACGCATGAAGATAGGGTCGCCACGTAGAATCTCTTTGACACGATAGAAAGCAACTTCGTTGGTTTCAGGGTCAACATAGTATTCTTTGACAAGAATCAAGAATGCATCGTCCATGATGTTGAGGTCGTATTCTATTTCACGCAGCACATCCATGAAGTTCTGTTCCATCGAATTGCGTTGATTGACGAGCCATCGACCGTATACTGTTTCATTCGGGTCAGGGTCACGGACGTCACCACCGCATTCGACGCACGTATCAACATCGTGCTGATATTCCTTGTCACACTCTATACACTTCTTGTGAAACTTCTTGTCCCAGTAGTACCCACGTCGGAATATCTCTTGTTGCAAGGTCGAAAGCACAGTACGAAGGATTAGATTCTCAGAAGCAACCGAATACAATGCAGGTATCGTAATTCCTTGAACGATAACTGGCTCTTGGATGCCCGTTGTGTACAACGGCATCTGAGGCTCAGGTGTGCGTCGTCGTCGAAATCGGTCGGCCAAACGACCGAGCACGCCCTTAACACGTTCTTCTGCCATCACAAATCACTTCCCCAAGAACGAATGGTGTCCGCATCCACGCCCCATGCATCCAACTTCTTTTGAACAGCGTCAGCATCGTCCTTCCAATTCTCAAACATGACCAACATACGATACTGCTCCTTTTTCATCGTGTCATTTTCTTCAAGGAACC